AATACTGGGGCATCAGATGCTTTCGGTATTACCTCAACTGGCGGAACTATTCATGTAACCAATGCTATTTGTACAGATTCAGACAATGGCGATTTCAAGGAACTCGCTGGCGGTACCATCACCCAGGATCACAACTTGTCATCGGACGCAACCGCCGCGGGGACGGGATCATTAACAAGCAAAACAGCGGCGAACCAGTTCGTAAACGTGACCGGAGGGAGCGAAGATTTTCACTTGAAAGCGGGTGCGGATGCAATCGGAGCCGGTGTCGGCCCTTCTAGTGACGCTAACGTGATAACACCGGACAATGATGGAGATGTAAGAAGCGGGGCGACCGCCGACATGGGAGTAGATGAATTTGTGACCGCCGTCGCCGCGGGGAATGGATTAAAGCGACGACGCATTGGCCGGACAACAGTATTATATTGATTTTAAAAGGAGTTTAAATGACAATTTTTAATGCCATACAACTTGAGCCGGGTGAGGGTGGAATCAGAGGGGCAACTTTTGGGCCTGTAAAAGTTTATTCCGGTTTGAATTCGGTGGCGGCCGGTGAATGGCTCGACGTTTCGGGTGTCAGTCAATTGGGAATTCAAGTAACTGGGATAGGGACGGGCAATTTTGAATTCCAGGGAACCCTACAAAATCTCGCTGCCCCCACGGCCGTGGATATGCAACTCAAAGATGTTGCGGGCGCACAAGTGGCGAATGTAGCCGCAAACGGTATCTTTTATTTTGAGGCGGCTCCGGTCTTAGCTATTCGGCCCGACGTGAAAGACGCCACGGGCATGTTAATGGATATCTGGGTATTTGGTCGGAACTTCTAAAAAAGCTAAGCTATAAAGGGCCGGGAGCCCATAGGCATTTTTAAACCCGGGAGGTTTTTCAAGAAATGCCCAAGAAGAAAAAAGCTAAAAAAGCCAAATCAGACAAAACAGACACAAAAAAAAGGACCTCAGAATCAAAAGCCCGTGTCTTGAGAGCTTTGTCAAACGCTTCCGGCATCGTTAAAGACGCTTGCCGGATCGGTAGAATAGGGCGCGCCGTTTTTTACGAGTGGAAAAATTCAGACCCCGACTTTTCAAAAGCGGTTTCAAATATCCTCGAGGATCAAATTGACGAGGTTGAGAGTAAATTTCTCAAGGGCATCCGAGAAGGAAAAGAAACTTCACAAATTTTCTATTTAAAATGTAAGGCCAAAAACCGGGGCTATGTCGAAAGATCCGAGATTAAACCAATTTCGGAGGAGCCTATTGACTTAAGCATTTTCACCACTCAAGAACTCAGGGAAATGGCTGATATTCATGATCGCGCAAACGCTCGCGTCAAGAAAAAACAGTCCGCCGCTTAGATCTGTTTTTCGGGAGCTCGCTCGCCGGGAACATCTCGATTTTATCAAACATTGCTGGACCCGCTCAGACCCCTTTATCGTGGGGGAGCATACCCAAAAGATTTGCCAGATCTTTGACGGGGCAATGGCTCGATATCGTCACGGGATATCCTCATATTACATTATCGAGGTACCTCCTAGGCATGGAAAATCTGACATTGTTTCGAGGTACCTCCCGCCCCACTTTTTGGGGGAATTCCCGAACGCCGAGGTTTTGGTCTCCTCATATTCTCAAGACTCAGCGAATACCTTTGGACGGGCGGCAAGGTCCATTATAAACGGGAAGGGATTCCGGACCCTCTACCCTGAAATATTTCTTGATAGGACTTCTCACCGCGTTAATGCTTGGGATATTACTCACCTTGACCCGGAAATAAAGATCAATGGCAAAGGCCAATTTGTAGGTATTGGAGGATCAATCACCGGAAAAGGCGGGGATTTGCTGATAATCGACGATTACATAAAAAATAGAAAAGAGGCTGAATCCGAAGTTTGGAGAAATCGTCTGTGGGATTCGTTCACAAATGATATTTGGTCAAGGCGGGCTCCGGTTCATATCGTCGCGGTAATGGCTTCCAGATGGCACGTTGATGACCTGATCGGCCGCATCCGCAAAAAAATGGTTGAGGACCCTGACTTTCCAACATTCAAAACAATCCATTTTCCGGCAGAACATAAGAGCTACAAAAAGACCTTTCTTTTCACTGAGCGATTCCCACACAAATACTACATGGATCAAAAATCGGTCATGGGCTCCTATGGTTGGAATTCTCTTATGCAAGGCTCGCCGACCCTCAAAGGTGGCAACGTATTAAAAACCGATAGAATAACCTATATTAATAGCGGCCCCGAGTGGGATGAGGCAACAAAAAATTGCCAATGGTTCCGGGGCTGGGATCTCGCGTCAACCAAAAAACAAAGGGAAAAGGATGACCCCGATTATACCTCTGGATTTCTTGTCGGTATCAAACGCCTTAACACATCAATCGCAGGGGTTTATATCTATCAATTCTTTGTCGAGGATGTTATTCGCGGTCAGTGGGAGGCACCGAAACGCAACAGGACCATTTTGGATACCGCAATCAATGACGGTGACGGGGTCCAGGTCGGTATCGAGGGTTTTGTGGGGTATAAAGACGCCTATACCACGCTCAAATCAATCCTTAAGGGGATACGACGTGTTAGGAAAATGAATTTGCCCGGGGATAAGGTGACAAAGGCCGCCCCTGTTGAAATAGCAATGGAAAACAGAAACGTTTTTTTTATGAAAGCCCCTTGGAATGAGGAAGTGAAAAAACAACTCACAGATTTTCCCTCTGGAAATCATGACGATGACGCCGACGCCTTTTCCGTTGCAGCAAATATGGGAAGCAAGCAACGGGCAGAATTTTCAAATGCAATTTATTAAGGAGCCGATACATGGAACATGTAGCAAATAAAAGAAAAGGCATTGTAGTGGATGACCCAACCAATTGGGACCATACCACTGAGGACCGAAAACTCAATGTTCCGATTAATGGGGAAGATCAATTTGTTTTCATGGAAGCGGCTTATTGGGGAGACGGGCATTTCAGGACTGGAAAATATTTGGTCCCTCATCACAGAGAAAGATTTTATGTCACAAGGATGCTCCTGGCTTATTATTCTAACTTTTTAAAGCCAATTATAAACGCTTCTTTTCGGCCAGTGTTCGCAAACGACATTCCGAGGATTGTTAGAGTTAAGAATTCTGAAACAACCACCGAGAATTTTTTCACAGAGTATCTGAAAAACGCTGACAACCAAGGCAACAGCCAACACAGGACAATGAGAAAAGGCGCGAGACTGGCAAATCTGCACGGCCTCGCTTACATTGTCATGGATAACTTTATGGCTGACGAGCAGCCCGCGACAACTCAAGAGGCTAAGGACAATAGAATTTTCCCTTACATTTTTTATAAACAGAAAAACGAGGTCCTTTCATCGGTCACCGACAAACACGGCAACCTCCAAGAAATAACTTTTATCGAAGATCCTATCATGATTGAGGGTAAGGAAGAAAAAAGATTCCGGATCTGGACAAGAGAATTTTCTCAGATTTTAAAACTTGCCGATGAAGTGGTCGTGAAGGGAAAAAAGCCCACGCTTATCCCAGTTTCAGAGCCATTCTTTCACAATCTTGGCGTATTGCCCGTTTACCCAATGTATGCTATTGAGAGAACAAACACCACGCGCCCCTGGGTTGAGTCTGCAAATTATGACATTGCCAAATTGAACTGGACAATATTTAATCAAGACTCTGAACTTAGGGAGCTCCAAAGAAATCAGGGCTTTTCGGTTTTCTATTCCCAAGGTGATTCGGGGACGGACAAAACGGGTGGTACCTATAACATGTTTAATGTCGATGAGTCGGCAAAATTCCCCCCAGGTTTCGCCTCGCCGGATTCTGCAATCCCAAGTAGTTTGCAGGACGCTAGGGAAAGAGTCCGTGAAAATATGTTTACCATTGCCGAGCAAAATGGGATTATTGCAATCCAGACAAGAAATTCCGGAGTTTCTAAGGAATGGGATTTTGTTGCCTATGCTTTTGTACTCAGGGACACCCGGGATATGATTCTCGCGGCCGAGAGATGGATTCATATGGTTTTTTCTCTTTATGTAGATGAGGAGTCGGATTATGACCCGCAATATCAAAAGGAATTCCAACCCAGAGCGAGACAATTTGAACTTGATGTTTTGGAGAGGCTCAATGATATCGGCTTTGGACCAAAGGGGAGAAATCTAATAAAGAAAAGGGCTTTTCAAACCGTGTTTCACGATTCTACCCAAAAGGAGCTTGCACCAATAATCGAAGAAATCGAACAGGGTAAAGCCGATGAGATTCAAGGCGGCTCAAGTCACTTGGATACACCAAAGGACCGCGATAAAGAATAGTCCCAGAGGATGGCACTTAGACAACCCACAAATCCAATATCAATAGAGGTAGAGCGGCAACTCGGCGAACTCTATGAAGCGTTAAACGAAGAAATAACAAGGCGAATTCGAGAGGGCGCAACTCCGGAGGCCGCTTTTAATGTCTCTTGGAAAGCCCTCGGCATGGAGGCGGCTATTAGCACGGTTATTCTCAGCGGGACAACAAGCGCCTTTAAGGGTGGGGGCCCAAAATTAACAATAACCCGAAACACTAAAAGATTTAACAATTTTTTTCTCCACAAATTTATCGATCCTCAAAGCTTTTCCTTATCTGACAAGATTGTCGGCAACACCAAAGAAGCCCGGCGCATCGTGGTGTCAGAACTCAAGATCCAAATAAGAAAAGGTAAGGCTTGGCAATCCATCGCCAAGGGGATAAGTGACAAAGCCCCAATCCAGGCAGAACTTTCAAAGCAAATCACGAGCCTTGTTTCTGCAGGGAGGAGGGCTTTGGCGGGAAGCCCAGGGGAGGTTAGAAGATACCGCTCCCTCGTTAGGGCAACCCAGAGAAGTATCGACAGGCTCGCCGCGAGTGGCGCCCCCACAAGGCGATTGAAAAAAGCATATCAAAACATCCTGAATAAGACGAAAGAATTTGATGAGGTGGCGATTGAGAAAGGGATTGAAAGGGCCGTTAAGGCCAAGGCAAGGTTTAACGCCGAAAGGATCGCCAGGACTGAGCTCGCTCGGGCTTACAAAGAAGGCTTCAATGTGGCTCAATTTTCGGATACGGATATTGTGGGCTACCGCTCCTCACTCGCTTCGAATCACCCTAAAATGGATGTTTGCGACGTTATAGCCAAAGCAGATCTTCACGGATTTGGAGCCGGGGTTTATCCCAAAGGAACGGGCCCGCAATACCCTTACCACCCATTTGATCGGTGTGTCCTTACCCCTGTTTTTCTTGGTGAGCCAAAGACCTTGACACCCTCAAAGGCCGGCGGGGTGAAATTCCTGAAATCGATATCGGAGAAAAACCGGAGGGAGATTATGGGGGTCGGCGGGGCTCAGGATTTCAAAAGGAATCCTAATTCTTGGCAAAAGATCATGAATTTCCCGAAATACGAATCAAAGCGGCCGAAAATTCCTCAGAATATAGCGGCATAATTCAAGTAATTCATTGTTTATGTGAAACATTTAAATGGAGGTGATAAATGGAAGAAATCAAACACACAATTGGGCCTTTAAGAACCACACCGGCACCGAAGGGCTATATCGAGCTCATCTATTCGGATGACGGCAACGGGTTTTTATTTGCAGAATGTAATCCCAGGAATGTGGGTAGCCGTCAAGCAAAATTAAACGCTGAGTTTATTGTCAGGGCTTGCAATTCTCATTATCCACTTTTAAACGCCGCAAAGGACTTATTAGGAAAAATCCCAGAGGGAACAAATTCTCCTATGATTAATAAGCTAAAGGCAGCCATAGAGATGGCTGAGGTATAAAACTTCCCGGGTGGCTCTAACCGTAAGGCGAGCAAGGGCCAGGTAGTCCCTCAAGGCACCCGGATTTTAATTTGTACAAATTAACAATTTCCACACACTCACAGTGTCCATAGCCCCTGAATTTCAAACCACCCATTGGGATGATTGGCAACACGTTTTCCCAGAGGGTGATTTGATCACTCATATTTTCAATGGTCCAGATTGCCCTTGTGGGCCTTGGCTCGATTGGGATTACAGGATTATTCACCACGCCGCGATGGACGGGCGACCCGATATTTACCGGAAAGATCCTAAATAGACACCTTTGTCCGATCTGGACACGCTTGACCATTAGAACCCAACTTTGACCCTCAAATACAGCTATGTCCACCCCGGACAGAATTGTCTTGACTCCCCTCTTTTTATTCCTTACATTATGGGAGAACGGAATCCAACGGGCCGGGAGCCCAAAACATACCATAACCTTATTGGTGGGCCGGGAGCCCTAAAGGAGCCTGAACAATGTCACTACAAAAAATCAAAGCACTTTTAGAGAAACAAACCGACGGAGATCTGAATTTTTCCTTTGTCGATAAGGCTATCAAAGCGGCCGGCGATGCGGAAAAGCTAATCGGCACCGCTCTTGGCACCAAGTTGAGGGGGGAAATCGATGGCCTGAAAAAGTTTTCTCGTTTTGTTCAAGAGGATTTAGGGTTCAAAGTTGATGGCGAAACCAACTTAAGAGATTTCGGCACCAACATGCTTGACAAGATCAAAAAGTCAGAGGAAAACGGCGAGCAAAAAACAGGACTCGATAAGCAAATTGCAGATCTGACCAAGATTGTCACAAGGGTACAAAGTGACCTTAAAACCTCTCGCGAGGACGTCGCAAACGGTGTCAAGAAATTGGCATCCCAAAAAATGCGCTCTCGCCTTGTCGGTGCTTTGGATAAGAAATTAATACCCGATGCCGTTGGGCCTCTGGTTGATTCACTAATTTCAAGTAATGGCGTTGGTCTCGCGGAAGATGGGGATACCGTGATTTTCAAAAAAGACGGGCTTGAAATTGCATTTGATGAGGGAGTCACATCCTTTATCAAAGAAAAGTCCGCACTAGCAATAAATACACAAACACCCGGGGGCGGTGCCTCCGGTGGCTCGGGCAATACAAACCAGAAAACGCAATCCCGATCCGATTTCGAACAAATGACCCCGAAAGCACAATCTGAACAAATGCAAGCGGGGTTAATAAAAGTAGTAGATTAAAAGGAGTTAAAAAATGGCCGATAATACAATCACAGGTTTTTTGCCCGACATTTTTGACGGGCTCAATGTCGTTTCCAGGGAGCTGGTTGGATTTACCCGCTCGGTGAATCGCAGTTCCAAGGCGAACCGTGTTGCAAAAAATGCAACCGTTCAGGTTCCCGTCGCTTCTGCCCAGACAGCCGGGAACATCACACCTTCGGCAACCGGCCCAGATCCGGCAGCGCAAACCCACACTTTGAAGCCCATCTCAATCACAAAATTCCGCAATACCGGGTTTCATTGGAGTGGTGAGGAGGAGCAGGGTCTCAGGAATGCAGGAAACTTTGAAATGACCCTCTCCGGTCAATTCGCTGAGAGTTTCCGAACCCTTACCAATGAAATCGAAACGGATATGGCGGGTCTTTTTGTGAATGCTTCCCGCGCAGTCGGAGTGGCAGGGACCACGCCTTTCGCTGCAAACTTCGGGATTCTTGCCGATGCCGGGGAAATCCTCGATCACAATGGTGCACCCGCAACGGATCGCCATGTAGTTATGAATACTTTGGCAAAGGCCAATCTTTTGAAGTTAACGCATTTGACGAGTGTAAACCAGGCCGCAAGCGAAGCTATGCTAAGGCGCGGTGCGATTTCAGAGGTGCCTCTTTTGGGTTTCGACCTACACGCTTCGGGGCAGATAGCTTCACACACAAAAGGGACGGGGACGAGTTATCTCATTAATAACGGTTCCGGTGAGGCTGTTGGTCAGACAACCCTTACCCTCGATACCGGCTCAGGCACGATGGTTGCCGGGGATGTTATTACCCATGCTTCGGACGCTGCAAACAAGTACGTCGTGAAAACGGCGCTCGCCGCCGGAGACGTAATTATACAGGAACCTGGCCTATTGATAGCCGCCGCCGATGACGATGCGGTAACAATCGGGGCAGGGTACACCGCGAACCTGGCATTTCACCGAGGGGCTCTTGTTCTCGCCACTCGCCTCCCCTTCTTGCCAACCGGCGGAGATGCGGCTACCGATCGGATGGTTATAACAGATGCTATGTCGGGGCTGTCTTTTGACGTTGCCATGTACAGACAGCACAGGCGCGTTGCTTGGGATATTGCCATTGCTTGGGGATTTGCTTCGGTTAATCAGGAGCATTTGGCAATTGTCTTAGGGTAAATACCTTTTTTGAATGTTTTACCCCCGATCCATACGGGTCGGGGGTATTTTAAATCAAATTTACAAAGGAGATTTCATGGGAGCGGCGACAAAAATCGAGCAAGAAAAGGCGACTCAGGAACGTGAGATAGCCGCCCTTAAAGCTAAGGGCGAAAAGGAGAAGGCAAGGCTTAAGGCCGAAATGGAAAAGATACGCGAGAAAGCGGCGACAGAGCGGGTAAAACTTGAGGAGGAAAGAAAGATTGCCAAGGAAGCGGCCGCAAAGGAAAAGGCGGCTCTTGATGCTGATGTGTCAAAAGCCAAAGCTGCTTCTAGCAAAAAAGCCAAAGAAGAACCAAAACCCAAAACCGTTAAAATGTATCGCTCCATAGAGGACGCGCCGGTCGGGAAAAACGGAAAAAAGAAGGCAACGGAGGCGGACGTAAACGAAAAGTCAGTCCGCGAATTCCAGAAAAAAGGTTGGTCTCGGGAAAAATTCGACTAAACGGAAGGTTTAAATATGTCACAAAGCGCAGTTGGAGGGCACACCCTCCCGGATAATGGGAATACCGACAAAGGGTATTCCAACGACTTTGAAAAGCTTGTCGATGCCGTCCGTATCATGGCCGCCATTGTCATAAGCACGGCAACCCAGCAAAGCCATGTTGCAGATCCAGCGGCAGCCGCCGCTCTGACCTTTGCGGCCGGGTCCATTGATACTGGAACGGATATGACGGCTGCCGAAGCCGCTCAGCTTGTTGCGGATATTGCGGCTTTGAAAACGGCCGTCGATGCCAATAACACGGCGATTGATTCAATTTTAGCTCAATTAGCGACGATTGGAGTCCAGGCAACCTCATAAAGATTTTTAAATAAAGGGGTTAACCCCCGTGTCCATAACGTTTAAAGTCGAGGGCTTAAAAGAATGGATCCATGATTTTGAATCCATGCCCGAAAAAATAAGGCGAAATGTTCGCAAGGTACAAAAAACACTACTTTGGGACGTTGCTCGCTTAGCCGGTCGGAATCACCGCTATACAGCAAGAAGCGGCCGATTAGATGCGGCATACTCTGGGAGCCCAGAAGGGCCTCCCGGATCTCGACTCAAAACGGTTCAAACACGGGCCTTGACTGAGACCGAGATTTTTCTCACCACAACAAGCAGCCAAACCCCTTACGCCCACAGAATCCACGAGGGTTTTGAAGGATGGGCTAAAGATCAATTTGTAGATGCGGCCGTCCGGAGACTAAAAGCCCCGGGCGAGGCAGCTATGAAAAGGGCAGTTTTGAAAGGGATTCGCGACGCAAAGCTTTAAAGGAGCCAATTAATGCCCTATTTGATTCAGGCGGATTTGACCGATAAACTTTTGAACGAACTTTTAAACGATGACGGCGGCGATAATTCCGATTATCTCAACCGGGCAGATCGTAAGGTCGAATCCTTGGCGGAAAATTTTGGGATTCGTGATGTGACTAGAATTGGGTGGGATGTTGGCGACGCTGACGGGGTCATCTTGGTTAATGGTGGCGGTCAAACAGGGAAAACCTTGGCGGTGGACGGATTCACAGAATCGGGCGGGACTGTGAAACAGGGCACAAAGGTGAGGATCGTCGGCCTAAAGAAAACAAGCGAACTCATTGCCGATGCGGGAGTCTCAGGAAATGCCGCAACCTTTTCTCTTTTGAATGAACTTGAAATCCCGCCGGCTGACGATGCAATTGTTGATATCCAAAGGTTACACCCAGAGGTTAGAGAATGGCTAGTTTCCTGGGTTCACATGACAGTGGCTATGGAATTCGCTCACCTTGATGACGGTCAAAATGTCGGCGATGTTGACATCGAAAAATATGTCTCAAAATGGCGAATGTATCAACCACTTGAAAAAACACTACGCCTAGCGATTACTCGGGAAATGCTCACTAATGAAGTGGATGAAATACTCGACAAAAAAGGCGGCTCAACACAATGGATAAGAGGGTAGAATGGCCGCCCCTACACCAACAGGTTTAAAATCTAAATTTATCCGAGCCACAAAGGTTGGCATGGGCTGGGATTTTACAGTCGGCGCGACAAAATACGAGCTCGAACGCGCAACGGTGACGGGTGGGCCCTACACAAGCCTTTCGGCAACGATAACCGATACGAGTTTTATCGATACAACCGCCTTGGCAAATACAAAATATTTTTACCGTGTATCAGCGTTTGATACTGTCGGTCAGGGTTCTTTTAGTGCTGAAGTGGAGATAGCCACAGCCGAAGCCAATGAACCTATTTTGGACCGAGCCGAATCGGATATTATTGAATTAATCCCAGACATGACGATCGCAAACGGATTTAATTTCGATTGGAGTGATCGGGTGAATATTGCTGACATTGCCAAAAACGATGTTTTCCCCGCTCTCGTTAAATTCGAATGGGATCCCGAAGAAATAAACAATGACGACGAGGAGGGGGTTGACGCCCAGACCTACATAAATGAGGTTGAATTTATGATGGAATGCGTCGGTAAACTCTCAACTAATCCCACGAATCCAAGAAACGCGATCCGGTCAACTCTTAACAAAATGAGGGATGACATTGTCGCTCTATTTGGACAGAATCATTCTCTAAAAGAATTCTCCGGGATTCTTACAATCATGTACTCAAGAGCTCGCCGGATCACTCCCGGGAGTGGTGACATAAAAAAATCAATGCGGCTTCAAGTATGGTTCACGCTCCGTTATATGCAGGATCGTTTGAACCCTTTACTTGTGGCCTGTTAAAAAGGGAGAAAAAATGAAAGTCAAAAAAGGCGGAAACATCGGATGGAAAGGGAAAATTTATACGGCGGGCCAAGAGCTCCCCAAGGATTATGGAAAACCGGAGAAAGTGGAGCCTCCGAAAACCAACAAACCGAAAACCTCAAACAAGGATAAAGAATAATGGCCCAACCATTTCTATTTCGAAAAAGAATAATCTTAACCAAGGCTGAAGCAACCCCCGGGACCGCCGAGTCGCTTGTCAAAGCTGACTTTAATGTCAGGGTGTATGACGTTGGTTTCACCCCGAATACTGAATTTGAGAATGATCTCAAATACGCCACGGGAGACCATTCCGAAGATATCGACGTCGCCGGCGCAAGGTGGGGCACCCTCACGTTTAAAACCTTTGTGAACGATGACGGCACGGTAAACGGAAAGCCCAATTTTGCCAAATATACAGACGGTTGTGGCATTAATCATGCTGTCCACGGCGCGACGGGAAACTCTTTCAAACCTTCTAACGCAAATGACGGAGACTCAAATACCCTTATAATTGTGGATATTGAGCGGGGCGGATCTCCCCAAGGTGTGGAATATCGTTTTGTTGGGGGGATGGGAAATGTAATTTGGGCCGCTCCCGGAGTGGGAAAGCCTTTCGAGACTCGTTTTGAAATGAAAGGGAAGCTTGTCCCGGCCGTTGACAATGCAACACCTCTCACAAATCCGGCTGAGCTCACAAGCCCAGATAGCACGGCCCCGTTTGTCCATCTTTTAACCACAACCACAATCGGTGGCCAAGTGATGAAAATCTCATCCTTTGAATTGGACGCGGGGAACAATGTGGAAATGGAGATCGATCCCAGCGACGCCACGGGAATAATCCAGTTTAGCGTTGTGGAGCGGAAACCTCGGTTGAACATTAACCCTCTAAAACTGAGGATTGCCACGGCCGACATGCTCACGAAAATGAACACGAATGTGAAAGAAACCATTACAATCGCCAACGCTTCAACCATTCCCGGCAAGTTTACTATTCCCCAGGCCCAGATCTTGACCTTGGAAGATCAGCAAAGGGAACAATTGAGCGCATGGGGCGCGAGTTACAAGTGTTTGAGAAATGGTCAATTCGGCTCTCTCATAATTGCAGATATGGCGGTCGAGGATACTTGGGAATTTCTTATCGGTTCGAAAACATAACTTTTTCATGGAGGTGACTTATGGCGGGAAAATTGAAGATGGACGAGGTAACTCGTAAGAGGTTGCAAGGGATAAACCCTTTCAATATTGATGCGAAAATCGAGTTTACTCCCCAGGTATACAAGGTAAAGTCGGAAAAAAACGGAAAAGGAAAAGGAAAAAACAACCCCCCCATTTATGCGATTGAAAAAAAGTACTGGCCTGTTTTTAATATTCGGCCACTTAACCCCACTGAAAAGCTTGAGTGTGGAAAAATCGTCGATCAAATGACGGGAAAAGATGACGGTGATATCGTAAGTGATGAGGAATTGCTCGAATGGGCGCGAAAGGTCATTGTGGGTTGGAAAAACTTATTGGACTTGGCAACTTTGGAGCCAATTAAATACGAAGCAGATCCAGGGGGCGGGGCCAAGCATAGTCTTGTACAAGCTATCCCGGCCCATATCCAAACGGCAATAGTACTTTTCGTGTTTAACCTTTCGGGAGTTACCTTTCTACCTCAGTTGGGTTTAGACTAATTGCCGCGTTTCACGCTGGCGTTCTTCCGCTCAAGTGCGGGGAATGCCACACGGCCAAGGGTTTTGACAGAAAGGCCCACGGATGTGACAAGCCCACACAAAACGCGGTTTGGGAGGATGATATAACGGATGACAAATATTTCAATTGTCCAGGTCAATTCATCGCTCCCGAGGTTTGGTCATGGTATTCCGAATATTCCTTTTACAAAAAATACCCCCATAAAATGAGAGATTTTAAAGATATGCACTCCCAATATTTGGAAGCTGAGGGGATTTATGAAAAAGCCTTGCGCCAATTTGTCAATATAGCAGCAGGAAAACCCGCCGATGGCTAGAATAATAAGCGTAAAAGCACAGTTTAAAGACGCCATTTCCGCGCCTGTAAAAAAGGCTTCTCGGAATTTCACAGGCTCAATGAAGAAAATGAAAGCGGCGACGGATAAGCTGGGGAGGTCTTTGGTGTCGCTTAAAGGTGTTATTGGTGGCGTGATTGCAATTGAATCTCTCCGGAGAGCGTTCCTGGCAACCACCGGGGCCGCGTCAGCACTTCAAGAGGCGACTGGTAAATTTGACGTTGTTTTCAAAGGTCTCGAAAAAAGCGCCGAATCTATGAGAAAGGAGCTTGTTGACTCTTTTCTTGTGTCCAGGCGTGAGGCTGTCCAATTCCTTGCCTCTGTTCAAGATATTTTGGTCCCAATGGGGCTCGCCCCAGAAAAAGCGGCGAAAATGTCAGGTGAGATCGTAAAGTTAGCGGCTGATCTTGCGTCTTTTAATGATATGCCGACGGCCCGAGTTATTGATGCAATTACTAGCGGCCTCGTTGGAAATACGGAAACGTTGAAACAGTTTGGATCGTCAATTTTACAAGCCAGAATCCAACAAGAGGCGGCAAATCTCGGGTGGAAAAAAGGCAAAGAGGTACTTAGTTCGGCAACAAA